AGTTGAAATATCCATTTGCACTCCCTTGAAACTTAGAGTACTACTACAATAGTTGCTACGCACAAGAACGGCAACAAAAAAAATAAGTGGAGTAAAAATGGAAAGGAACGAGTGGCTCGAGGCCCGTCGCAAGGGTCTCGGTGGTTCAGATATTGCAGCAATATTAGGTGTTTCGCCTTGGTCTACGCCGATGGACGTGTGGTTAGACAAGAAAGGCATGCTTGAGGATCACGACACAGGAGCAAGACTTCGTGGCCGTATCTTTGAGCCTGCGATTGCGAACTACTTTGCAGAGCAGAATGACCTTGAGGTTTCGCCTGCGGGGATGGTTGAGGGGCCGCGCCCCTACATGTTTGGCAGCCCGGACTTCTGGGTGAACAAGCCGGGAGAACCGGATTTCTGGGGCCTTGAGATTAAGACGTCAAGGAAGACTGACGGTTGGGGCCCTGAGAATACAGACCAGATCCCAGTGTACTACGCAACTCAGGTGCATTGGTACATGATAGTGACAGGCAAGAGTAAGTGGGATGTCATGGTCTACTTTGTTCTTCGTGACGAGTTTAGGCAGTACAGACTTCACGAGGACAAGGAGTTGCATCAGTCCATGATGGACAAAGCGTCCGAGTGGTGGCAGAAGCACATTGTTGAGGGCGAGAGACCACGTCTGGACGGGGGCGATGGCAGCAAGCAACTGCTGAACATGACGTTCCCTGAAGACGACGGACTGGCTCGCGGTCCATCGGATAGGGAGTTGGAGCTATTCAAGGAGCTTCATTCAATCAACAGCGTGCTTAAGGATATGAAGGTAAGGAAAGAAGCTACCGTGAACCTCATCAAAGAGCAGATGGGTGAAGCCTGTGAGGTCTCTAACCAGTTCTCGAAGGCAACCTGGAAGCTTGGATCGGGTCGCAGAACATTCGACACTAAGACATTCCGTAAGGATCATCCTGACCTTGCGGATAAATACACCAAGGTGTCCGAGCCATCTCGGGCATTTCGTTTCATCTACAACGAGGAATAAACAATGGGAAAAGAACTCGAAGTTATCGAAGCTGAGTACGCTCAGACTGAGCTTGAGGTCGCACAAAGCACAGGCATTGTGAGGGCAGCAGGCGACATCAGTGTTGCTATGACTGAGTACACAAGGGTCAAGAACACGCTGGACCGTGCTCTCCCCGACTGCATCATGAACATCCGGGGCAAGCAGTTCCGCAAGAAGAACTACTGGCGTGCTGTTGCCACCGCTTTCAACTTGGATGTCGTGTGCATCGAGAAGGGCAAGGTGGAGTTGCCTAACGGCGACTGGGGCGTAGAGGTGACCTACCGGGCAACTGCCCCCAACGGGCGTTGTGCTGACGGGGACGGTGCATGCATGGCATCTGAGAAGTCAGGCAATATGGCGACGTACCACAACATCCGGGCCCATGCCCACACCCGTGGGTTCAATCGATCCGTTTCCAATCTTGTTGGGTTCGGTGAGGTTTCCTACGATGAGCTTCAGGGTGGTGTTGATGGCACAGGTACTGATACTGGCGGCGCCCCGCCTCCACCTCCTGCTGCCCCGCAAGCACCACCCCGGGCTATGTCTCACGCTGCGCCTTCACCTCAACCTGCCGGATTTCCTCAGAAGTGTGTGAAGTGCGGAGGCACTGAGTTTTGGGACAACCGAGACCGGAAGCGTACGCCTCGAAGCCCCGACTTCCGGTGCAAGAATAAGGATTGCGGGCATGGTGTCTGGCTCAACAGCAAAGAGGAGAACGACCGCGCCGCCCAGCAGCAGCAGTCTGCGACTCAAAGCTTGAAGAGCATCTTCGACGCACAACCTGAAGGCGATGCGTTTCATGAAGAGGCGGACCTATTCTAATGCAAGACAAGAGAACGTTTTGTTTTCGACTCACCCTTGTAGCAGAGGGTGAGGACGTCGACTCTGCATTTCTTGAGTTGTTGGATGCGCTTAGGGCCAGTGGCCCTGGCGTAGTCTACTCACGGTGTGTAGAGGAAATAGAATGGCGAGAGGTCGAACCCGGTGAGTTGACGAAGACACCCAACGAGCCGGCTGATGAAGACATCGATGAGTTGCTTGCGATGGTTGACTGGTCCGGCGGGGCTAACGAGACGAAAGCTTAGGCAACTTCAGCTTCTTCTTGAGTGCGTCAGTGCGGGCGCCTTTCTTACGATTGGTTTCCCGCTTGACCACCCGAAGGTTTGATTCGCTGTTTGACCCGCCCTTGCTAAGAGGTGTCTTATGGTCCACCTCATAGCCAGCTTTCGGTTTTTTCTTTTGGTGGGCTGCGTTTCGCCGTGCTCGGTCATCCTTCGCCTTCTCAGATGAGTGAAACTTCTTGTACTCTTTCTTGTAGTTCCGTGCCTTTGCCATCTTAGTACTTCGGGTCCAAGCCGAAAGCCTCACGCATGCGGCGCATACGCTCCAAGTGCGGGGCTTTCTTCTTCTTCTCGTCCGCGCCAGTAGAAGCCCCACCGCGAGCAGGCTCGGGCGAAACACGAGGCTCTTCACCTTCAGGTACACCTACGCTCTGAAGCTGCTCGGGAGGGGGAAATTCCTCGCCCTCCTGCATCGGCATCGAGTAATCAGGTTCACCAACACTCTCCAACTGTTCAGCAGGAGGAAACTGATCCTCAGGCATACCTCGTTGAGGAGTGTCCGAAGGAAAGTCATTCGCCGTTCCTTCCTGAATGTAGTTGTTGATCTTAGTGTCATCCCAGTTGGGGTAGTTCTTTGCAATGCGCTCTTCGAGTGCGATGCGTGCAGCAGACTTAAGGTCTGGCGCTCTCTTTCCATACGAGCCTTGAACCTCATCGATGTCCTCCATGGTCAGACCCTGTTGTTCAAGAAGCACAGACATGCCTTGACCGACCTCTTTCTTAAAGTCGTCAGTAAAAGTGGTGCTCAGAACTTGTCGAGCAACCCGCTGTCGTTCACCTTTCATTGGGTCTGCCATGTCTACCTCACTTCGCTTTCTTTTTCGGCGCAGCCTTCTTCTTAGCAGGGGCCTTCTTTTTGCGCTTAGTCAAAGTGACCTTGTCGTCATCGGTTCCGAAGACTTTGTCTTCCCCGGCATCGACTTCGGCCTTGATGGCTCCGACATTCACCGTCACCTTGCCACTGTCGATCTGTTCCTGAAGTGCATCGATGTGCTCAAGCAGCATCTTCACCCGGTTTCGAATAGGTCGTTTGCGACGAATCGCATCTAAGATTGTTCCGTCTAATAATTTACCCATGCTGACTCCTATGCCTCTGCTTCTTCAGGCTTGGCCTCTTCGGCCGGTTTTTCGGGAGCACCTGAAGGCTCTTGTGCCTCCGGCGCAGATTCGGAAGCAGGCTCTGCCGGCTCCTCGGAAGATCCTGTAAAGTGGCAAGTACCAAGCGAGGTGGTGACGACAATGGCGCCCCCGATCATTGCAGTCTTGACGTTGAGCTTTGCCCACAGTTCTTTTAGTTTTTCCATGATGTGTCTCCTGATTCGAGCCATTGTTGAATGCTCTCTGGTTCAACATGTAACCGCACGGCGTGAATAGCAAGCTTACTCTCGATGCGGGCTTTCCACGTTTGTGTGGTTTTTGACTGCCAGTCGGCGCCAGGGTTTGGCACATCCCGCAGGTTCCCAATACCGCCCCACCCTACGCCGTCAATCCCGTAGTGGCTGTTCGACTCAAGCGTCAGAATTTTGTCACTGTCTGGGTCGTGAGTCAGAACAATGAGTGAGTGTCCGCCGGTTTCTGTGAAGTACTGGATGAGCCAAGCCCCTGGGCCTGGTGAGGTGGTTGCAACTCCCCAGTCCAGCGCAACACGAGGCCCGTAGTTTGGCACATCTCGGGTCTGCTGCTGCCGGCCAGTATTCTGCCACCTCGCCCACTGGTCAGATGTCCACCGCGTCTTGAACGCTTGGGACACTAGAAAGGTTGTAAATTGCGTACAGTTGATGGTCTCATCGCCTACAACGCTTGAACTAAGTCGAACCCCGTTGGGTTGAACGGGTGTCTGCCCTCCCGTAAGATCGTAGGTCTGCTTTGCCACCTGGGGGAACAAAGCGACGATGTCTTCCATCTTAATTTCCGCAAGGGCCAGTGGAGCCCCCTCGCTGCCCTGTAGGGCCGACATGGTGGCGGGTCCAACAATACCGTCGGCCGCAACCCCAAGCGCGGTCTGAGCGCGTTTTACGGCTGATTCAGTACCGCCGCCGAAGATTCCGTCCGCACCGATGGGGCCAAACCCTTTCTGGTTTAGTAGTTCTTGCAGTTCTTGAACTTCACTGCCTCGACTGCCCCGTTTCAGTAGCATTACGTGAATAGGATTCTGTAGATAGCAGCGTTAGGTGGATTGGCAGTGCCTGCTGTTCCGCCTGTTGTGACACATCTCGCATACAGGGCATTAGCAAAAGCTGTCCCCTTTGGGCAGGAGAAAGTCTTAACCGTCTGACCTGGGCACTTAAACACGAAGTTGGGGTCCGTACCGTCACCAGTTGGAGCCCCGCCGACGTTGTTGTAGAGCTTGACGTAAACAGCAGCCATATTGGCTGAGTTGTCTATCTCAACCTTAAACAAAGTACCGGATCCGCTTTTAAGCGTGTCGGTTGTTGTAGTCGCTCCTGTTTGAACTGCGAATGTTGCGCCTACATCAGCGACTACACTTGAAAGAGAAAGAGCCATGTTTACCTCACTACTGCATAAAGCTTAGCTGCGGCTGCCGGTGCCGTGGTGCCGCTCGTCCCATCTTCTTGAACGCAGGCATAGCTTAGATTGGTGAATGGAAGACCGTCAGTAACAAACCAAACAGTCTGGGTGTCTGGGGGAAGATGAATGATCAAGTCAGGGCTCGTAGTGCCGATGACTGGATTCGGGTTGTCGTAGGCTTTGAAGTGTGCCGCTGTTGCGCCATGTGTGTTTTCGAAATGAAGACCACGGACTGAGCCTGCACCACCAAAGACGTCATCAACGCCAACCTCATCTACGTCAGTGTCCGAGAGGATAAACTCGGTTTGAGTTAGTGATTTTTTACCTGATAAGAGAGCCATGAATCACCTACCGTGTGGGAGTTGGAGCAGGAGCGGGGGATGGAGCAGGAGCAGCCTGAGGCTTCTCAGCAATAGCAGATTGCACGATGTCGAGGCAACGCTTGAGGCCCTCTGGCATGCCGTCGTCTCGAGCAATGACCTTGACGTTGTACTTGGCTGAGTTGTCAGAAGACCGGGTGTTCTCGCTCTTAGCAGAGATAGAGCCGTGAATCTTCACATCGACACTCACAGGCCCCCAGCCGGCTTTTACGTGGGTGTCCATGGCTGCCTCGTAGTCCCGGCTGCTCTTCTCAGAGGTGCTGGACTTTACTTCCATGGTGAAGTCAACTTCCACTTCTTTAACCTGGAGAGAGGGCGTGTTGAGGATCGCGAGGATGGGCACGTCGAGCTGATTCGTGACCTCTGTGTAGCCACCAGCGCCGTCGTTCACAGGCTTAGTATACGTGAAGTCAACCGTACGGGCTTTTACAACTCCATTAGAGTCGGTCTCAAGCCCTACATTCTGGATAAAGTCGGCAGTGGCTTTTGCAAGCTGAACCTGTGAATCACAAGCAGCCTTCAGAGGGCCACCGATGAGTTGATCCATTGGCAAGCCGCCAAACTGGTCGGACATTTTTACGAGGCCGTCAGCCATTACAAGCTCCTAAGTCTATCTTTTTTTTCGTGTTGAGGTTTTTTTCGAGCCAAGGCCTTTCGCTACTTTTTTGACGGCTTTCGATTGCCGAGCATGCATCTTCGAGGCTTTCTTCAACTCTTTACTAATCTTCGAAAGTTTTTTCTGTGCAGGCAAAATGCACCCCTACTTCTTCTTGGCTTTGAATGAGCCCGTTTTTTTCTTCATCTTACTGTAAGTCTTCGGCGAGATGGTCGACTTCGACTTGGGTTTGCTTGTCCCTGCTTTCTTTTTCTTATTGATGTTTCCATACAAACTGTTTTTAGCCATGTGTCCTACTTTGTACTCTTAGTGCCCTTGCACTTCCAGCGTTTTCTCGACAAATTGTTGGGAGTGTTCGGGTCGTTCTGCTTCTTTTTAGTAAGCCTTTCCTTGATCGCCATGGAGCGGGCGCAGTAAGCGTCACCCTTTGAAGTTCCAGGCCGAACACGGGGGCCGCCTCCCTTTGCTTTTCCAGCTTGGCCATACGACACTCTTTTACCGCTCGCGGTAACTTTTACTTTCGCTTTCCCTTTTGCTGGTTTGGCCATGTTTTTTACGGAAGTAATTTAATGAGTTGATTGTCGATGCGAGCATAACCCTCAGGGGGTTCCTGGCCCTTGAAAGTTATGGAAATCTTAGCAGTATTCCGCTTTTTGGCAAACCATCCATTTCCACCAACAGCAGGATTTATTCGGAGCTTCCGATGATGGCACCCTACGTCGGCACCATCCTCCATGCCCTCGAGTTCGACATCCATTTCCACAGTCATTTGATCGATAGCTAATGACTGCCCTGTAACGAGCGTTTGCATGGGAACTTGAATGTCTTTGTGTACTTGCTTTCCTTCCTCCCAAACGGGAAGCCGTACAGTGACCATGCGCGGGCGGTAGATTGGGTTGCCGTCTACATCTTTTTCGCCGGTATCGATCCACCATTCTTCTTGGCGAATGTGATTTAGTTCGTGAGTTTCGGCAATGTCAGTCGATTTTACGACTGCTGTCTGAATTGCTTGTACAAACTCATCTAGTGAAAATTGCGCCATTTATTTGTTTCTTTCGTTGTTTCGCTCTAATGCAGTGATGGTTCGTTCAAGTAACGTGATGTAGTCACGGGTCATGATAGTGAGCGCTTTGCCTTTGTTGCGGCTGTCGTTCACAACGAAGTACACCAAGGCTGCTGCC